CCTCCACCACCACACACTCCAAACCATTTTAAAAATAAAACCTACTACCCCAAAGGGTATAGCCCAAAGGTTTATTAAAGGTACAGAATTGGTATAGTAATAGGTCTAGAATTGGTACAGGAAAGGTCAACCAATGAAGGGTACCCACCCCTTTTCGGCAATGATCTAAAAATATATATTGTATCCACCTATTTCCCAGAAAAATAACCATTCTCCTATCCTAACCCATTGATATCACTAGGATTTTTGGGGGTAAAACTGCAATAGCCTAACTGAACAACTGTAAGTATATGATATATAAGGATAAAACCTAAATCGGCTAATATACTGTAGGAGCCTAGTTTTATATATATTCAAAGCGTTTCCTTGGAAACCTTTGAATATATAATTTAGATTAAATTAAATCCCCTTTTGAGGGGGGATTTAATTTAATCTAAATATAAACATAGGAGTTTTGAAAATGACTAAATTTATAGGGTATTCCATTGGCATAGCCATATGGATGTTCACCCTATGGGGATTCTTAATTAGATGAAACTGATGAGGTTAGATGATTATGGGACCATAACCAATATGGTGTGTGCCCTCTTGAGATCAAATGAAGACAGAGAAAGAAATGCGAAGGATAAGGCTAGAGCGGAAGAAGCGCACAAAGCCAGTTCCAGAAAAACCAAAAAGAAAAAAACCCTACGACAGGACGGAGAATAAAAAATGGTAACATTAATTGAGGCAATCGGTTATATGGCGATTGCATGGGGGTCCCATTCGGCACTCCCCTTGGCTGACGCTGTTGACAGATATAACAACAGGTTTGCCCACCGGGTGGATGCAGGAAGGTCCTGCTTCGACCGCATTGGTGGAGAGGTGGGTTCCTATGGGTCACCGGAAGATTTCGATCTAGACCCATTGTGTAACTACAGACTAGAAACGTATGAAGTGGAGGACACTGTAACCAAGTGGCGTTTGATACGAAGTGACTAATGAAGGTATCAGAAGAAGCAAGAGCCTACTTGATAGAATTATTGAAAGACTCAGAAGGTCTTATCATAGACTTGACTTCGGGAGGATGCACTGGGTATCAGGTTTCCCTGAAGAAGACCCCCTTGAGCGAATGTACCGGATCGAACATAGAAGTATGTGGGAGAGTATTTATGCCGAAAGGCCAGACCCAGCGGATTTTACAAGGCGCTGAGTTAATATACAAAGACGACGGATTTAACAAGGGATTGCACGTTGTGCCTCCCACCAACTACGATGCCTGCGGATGCGGGTCTTCGTTCGCACCAAGAGGATAGAATAATGGGATCAGCACACGCACAACAAATTCAAGACGGGCACAATGATATAGTAAATGGACCCGGGTCAAGCGTCGGTGTTTCTTATACCGACAGAACACAATTTCCCGTGACCGCCGTAATGCCCCATCCCCCCGGCCCCATGGGTGGTGGACCCGGGGCAGTGCCCGCCGTAATGCCACAACCCGGCGACCCAAGAGTCAGATGGGGAATCGGGGGTGGTGGGCCAAACCATCCCGGTTTTATGCCCGAACCCAAGCCTTACCCACCGAATGGATCAGTTCTGCATACCGGTGGACCCGGCTTGATGCCCGAACGGCCGGGAAATACCCGAATCGACGGACCAGTTAATACCATGCCGGGGATATTACCGCCTGAAACGAAACCAATGACTCCACCACGGCCCCAACTACAGAAAGGAACGATGGCAGGAGTCAAGGGACACATCCAAGCAGGAAATATGGGCAAAGCAAAAAAAGCCTATGAAGCCGGTGGTGGTAAGTGGAACAAGAAGGTCCGTGCTAGGATGAGGAAGAAATACGGGGGGTAAAATCCTTAACCGCTAGGAGGCGGAACGTATGAGCAAAATTAAGACAAGCAAGGTTGAACCTAGAACCCCTCAGGGAACCCTAGTATTGGGATCAGATGAGGGCACGATAATGTTTGAGGGTACAGTAGTAATTCCGGGGTATGCAGCAGAAACCAACGGACAGATCACGGCTGATGTTATTGACACCGGCCCTAATGCTGCCGGCTACCTTAAATTCGATGGAGAAGAGCGGGTTAGATGGTCCGGTGGAATGGTCTATATCTACAAGATTCTGCACATGAGAGGGAATACCATACAAGATGTAGGTGATCCAGTGTACTCAGAAGATGCCACAAACAAGCAGTACGTAGATGACAAAATCGCAACGCTGGAAGCAAGAATAGCAGCCTTAGGGGGATAATTATGCGCTGGGCAATCGGCCTGATAGCCTTGTTGGTTATCGGTGCCACAGCAACCACGGACTTGGTTGCAGACTTCAAAAGTAGTTTTCTAGTTGATGGAAGGAAGCACTCCACACTATCGTACCTATCTGATGACAGGGATGATAGTTGGAGAAGTACAGTAAGAACTTTAATATTGGCAAACGGTGACACACACGCTGACATCTTTGCCAGAAATACGGACAAACCTTGGGGGATGGTAGACGGTGTTGGGGATAATTGGAATGAGCGTCTTAACGGGCTGCGTAATAGCGGTATTAGTCCGGTCATTTGGTTGAGATCAGATGATTCACCTGAACTTGATGCTTTACCGATATCAGATACACTGGATTATAATGATCGTGTCGTTCAAAAAGTGGATTCACAAGTATCTCACTATGTGGCGTGCTTGGAGTGTGACGAATACTACTCTGTACCGGAACTTAACGTGGTTATTCAACGACTACGTAAAGCAACGGATAAACCGATTGGGGTACACCTTACGCCGGGAATGCGGGGTAAGGAAGCCTATATCAAGAATGCTGATGTCATCTACCTTCAGACGGGATTTGGAAAATCTGAACAGGAGTTTAGGGCCGAAATTGAGTACGCTCTCACGCTTGGTAAACCTGTTGTCGTGTCTGAGTATCACATGGATTCGGATAGTCCAGAGGCTAAAGCGCTGGGTGATATAGCCTGTAGTTATTCCGGTGTAGTAGGAACAGGCAATGGCAGAGGTTCAGCCGTATGTGGTAGTCTTGTGACCAAGGTAGAGAAAGAGGAGTGGCATGAGGAGTATGATGATGAACTGGCGGTCTTTATGCTTGCGCTAGTGTTCCTGTCCGCATCATACGGATTGAAGATGAACCTACCCTTTGAGGCTAAATTTAATTACATACAGGACGACAAGTATGAAGTAATGCTTGCTGCACCGATAAATGAAACCACTACGGTGGGATCAACAGTAAGGGATGATGGAAGAATTATGATGTTTATCAACAAGACGTTTGGTAAAATAAGATGGGGACAACCCGCAAATAAGGAGAAAACGTATGAACGGTAAAGATTGGATACATTCAGCAGTAACAGCAGTGATGGTGGTTGTATTAATGCACGTAGTGTCTTGGATCATATGACAGAGGGAGAGGAGATACCGTATTATTATGGCGCTTAAACATCTTGAACACGTTGGATATTGGAAGCACTTATGGTGCGCCCTTGGATGGGCGTACCTTTTGTGCGTTGCTGGGGTCCTTGGCTTCATACACGCAGTGTTCCCATTCATGTTTAAAGACAGCATGACTACGATAGTATCAAAAGTCAAAGCAAGTATGGGCGCTGAGAAAAGAAAGAAACGCACAAGGGCTAGAAAGAGTGGCAGGTAGAAAGCCACCCATCCCTGAGGGCTGGGTATACGATAGCCCATGGGATGATGTTGTTATTGAGGGAGATGGTCAGGTCAGTGATCTCCCTATAATTCCCGGTGTAGTAAAGGGAGTCAACGACTTCTCCAACTACCTGATGGACCAAGGCTCATGGACTAATCCTCTCACGTGGCCGGGCGTACTTGCTGGCGCACTGGGTGAAGGGATTACCGACGCACCTAACAAGTTCCTCCAAGGTGAGGATGTTAACATGGCTGATGCCACGTTATTCGGGATGGAGTTTATCCCCGGTGTTGGCTTTGTTAAGAAAGGGGTACAGAGGGTAGCGGGACACCTTGCCCTGCCTCAAGATATTACAAGGCGTAATCATGCACATCAGGCTAAAGAGGCTGTTAGACCTTGGTATGCCACCAAGAAAAGACCTGACGGTAAAAGTAAAAATCCTGTAGTAAGAAAAGTTCAGAGTGCATTAGATTCTAAACCGGTAAATAGGGCTGTCCACCTTGGTCATATGGCGAACCAAGGTTTGGTGAAGCAGCCATTCAGAAGGCTGTGGGATACAGAGGCAGACGCACTCTATCGTAAGCACAAAATCTCTGATAGCCAGAAGAAAGAATTTGAAAGGGCATTTGATTACATGGACTCCGGTGGTACACGCCAGAGAGCAAATCAGAATGAGATTATATCTAACGCACAGTACATAGAATCTATTCTGCAGAAATACTTCCCTAATAATACAGCATTCGCTGACGACTTCAAGAAAGTTCTATTCCCCAAAACAGTGCAGACTCATGGTTCATCAATGATGGAATCCGCACTCCCTGTTCGCAAGGTACTTGATACAGGGTTTGCATCTAATGAAGATGTTCTAACTCATATCTCAAGACCAATAGTAGGCGCACTAGGCTTGCAGGGAAAGAAGGTGGTCCTGAACTCCAAGCACTGGCTAGAACCCAATCAGATGGACAGGATCAAGAGATCAGTTGGGAGAAGTCCTAGTAATGATATGCTTAATATCATAGATGAAATGCCACGTGATGTCCCGCTTACTTGGGAGAATCTACATGCACAAATACTTAAACACAATAACAGGATATCCACAGATTTGGTTGCATTGGAAAAGAAGATCATGGACAGTATGCCAAGAAAAAAGAATGGCGAACTGAGAAAAGATTGGGAAGGCTCATTCTCAAACAAACTTGAAGAGGCAAGAGTTTCTTATCAATCAAAGTTTGGTGGTGGAAATAGGTATATACGCATTGATGATGTCATGAAAGATATGCAGGAGACTGATAGGTTTATTTCATTTGGCGGAAGATCATTGGGTGAGGATAGACTATTAGGAAACTACAATCACAGACTTATAGTAGATAAGCATAGTGGTGAGATATCTATTCTCAAGTATGATGAGATGCGTCAGGGGTCTCACTCAGCAACGTTGGATGCCGTCTTAAACGCAAGCACTCCTGAAACCGTGGCTATAGATATCATCCCATTTACACGTAATGCTACAGGTGGATACAAGCAAGGGAACTCAGTTGCTAAAGTCATGACACAGGCAGAGCAGGCACAGGAAGTACGTAAAGGAATGGAACAAATGATGGGTTACGAATCCACACTTGGCGACCGTGCAAAGACGGCTGCCAAGATGGGTGGCGTACTCACAGCAGGAGGGCATTTAGGTGGCTACATCACAGAAGAAGACTGAAGCACAAGAGAAATGGTTTGAGTATTATATGCTCTCAGGGAATGCAGCCAAGGCTGCTGAGTTTGCTGGCTATGGCTCACCCAAACAGCGTGGCTACGAATTAAAGAACCGCTTCAAGAAAGAGATTGAAGAGAAACAGAAGGCTATGATTGTTGACGCAGTGCCCGGTGTGATCGCAAAGATCATTGAGATGGCACAAAGCGCAGAATCAGAAGCCGTCAGACTGAATGCTTGCAAGGACCTCATGGACCGTGCTGGCTTTAAACCTATTGACAAGACCGAAACGGAGATCACTACTACGGAGGCTAAGACTACAGAGCAACTAGAACAGGAACTTGCTGATCTTACAAGGACTCTTCAGTAGTGGCTAAGAAGGGGCAAAAGGCTAAGAGGGCTAGAGGCCCGAAGATTTTTAGGAATGAGCCTCAACCACCAGTAATAACGCCGACTCATGAAATACATGAGTATGCTAAGAGGTATTTTAAAGGAGATACTTGGCTTACTAAAACTCTGGCTGAGGTTGCCAAAGGTGGGCAGTTTGATCCCAATACCGGAAAGGTAAAGACAAAAGAGCAGTTAAAGAAGATAGAGGATCGGGCTAAACGAAAGGCTGAGGCTGCAGAGAAAAAGTCTAGAGAGAGAAGGGTAAAAGCAAATAAGGCTGTTGAAGCAAGACATCTTAGGGAAGACACTATTGCCAAGATACAGGAGATTCAGCCCAACTTCAGTGACCCTGATAAAGTCCTTAGCCAAAGCCAATTAGATAAAAGATTGGCTGATTGGCAACTCAGGAAGCCATTTCTTGACACCATCAAGTCTGGCAGCCAAGAGTTATACGAACAGTATTTAACATCTGGAAGAATGCCCGATATAAGGAAACTTGAGGCAGATGCTGATTACTATTTACGTGGTGGAGCAGGTGATCCAAATGCTGACATCAGTCAGAGGAAGGGACCCAAAGGTATTCTGGAAACAGAACTACCCCCACAACTAAATCAGGCAGAGATAGATAGCACTGTTGGTATAGCAGGTTCAAAGGTCAGGCCAACCATAGAAATTGACAGGACTGGCTCTGATCCACAGTTTCACGCAAAACAATGGAATGGTTTGGTAGAGCAGGCTGCCGACAAACTTGAGGCGAATGGCCAAATTGAACCGGGATATTCTAATGTGCGTAGGCCGAAGAACTATCCGGGTGATGGTTCTGCTTCACCATTCCTTACAAATAAGGAATTGTGGAAGGCTGAAAGATTACTAGAGTACGGACATCTTGGTTCAGCATCACAACCGGGATTCTTTTATGTAGTAAACTATGACGGCAATGGACATCCAGAGTTTGCGTTGTGGAACAGACAGACAGACGCAGGAATGACCCCTACTGAGTACGATGTTGCAGGAAAGAGGATTGGTTCTGGAAGAGGGTTTGAGTGGGATAGAGTAAACAGGGGTAGGTTTGATGGTTATCTTGATGAGATTCTTGATGTCCTTGGTGACAACGAAAAAGCATTTGACAAGGTATCTCAAACACTTGGATACTTTGAGGATTTAGATGAATCACCGTGGCATTTAGATGATCCTCAAAGAGATTACGTAAGTAGAACAGCAATACAAGACAGGCCAAACCTTGACCCTGATTCATCTTATCTTTTAACCAATGATCACAATAACTTTACGCTTGACAATTTCACCCGGGATCAAAACTTAGAAGTTAGAAAGGCTGCTATTAGAGCCAGAATTGGTTTCATGAAAAGCATACCGCAGGTAGATTTAAAGGCTGCTCTAGGGGGTGCTAAGGGCTTGATCACCGCTAGAGGGGAGCAAGCATTAGATTTAAAAGTATCAGAAGAGGCCAAGGTAGTAGAAACGCTAACCGATGAAGATTTAGCGATTCTACGTAAGTACGGTCTTGAGGTTATGGCTGAAGGTGAGAACCTTACTGTAGACCAAGTTTTTAGAAGGGCTATAGGAAGAATGCCGAAGACCCCCGCAGCACTGGCTGCTGCGCTTGGGAACATAACTAAAGCATTTGCGGATGCTCCTGCTGATGAGGAAACTCTGATGACAGTCCTCAGAGGTCTGGAGATGTATGACCAGATGGGGCCGGGAACAGGTAGGGACCTGTGGATGAAGGGCCTTGAGAAGGTTGGACTAGATGGCGCAGTAAAGTACATGGATGATTCCATAGAAAGCGGTATCACAGGATTGACTGAAAGTGTTTCTGCTGAAGGATATGCCGGGGCAGATGCAGCAGTCCTGAGATTCTTGAAACAACTTGGGGTTGACACTGTTACAGAAACGCCGGGTGTTATTTGGGATGCAGCAAAGAAGGTGTATGGTTGGATTGATCCTAACTCACCGACAAATCTTGGAACGCAACTTGAGGGAGTTTTAACTGGACCACCGTCCACGTTAGAAGATCAATGGTTAAGTTCATCGAATAGCGCACCACCTCAGGAACAGTTTTTTGATTTCCAAGCGAATCAACCAATACCTCAGAATGTGATGGAGTTATATCCAGAGGCTACACCTTGGAAGAAATACGGAGGCGTACTACAGAGGCAGTGGTGAGCAAGAAACAACAACTAGAGCAGGCCATAGCAAACGCTAAGGAACTCAAGAAACGCAAGAAGTACAACCGAATAGAATTCTACGATCCGTATCCATTCCAAAAGGAATTCCATGATACAGGGTTTCAGCACAATCAGAGACTGTTGATGTGTGCCAACCGTATCGGTAAGTCCTATTCGGGAGCAGCAGAGATGGCGATGCACCTTACGGGAATCTACCCGGAGTGGTGGCAAGGAAAGAAATACAGGAGGGCGATCACAGCGTGGGTTGGTGGTGTGTCAAACGAATCAACCCGGGACATCTGCCAAGCAGAACTACTGGGTGCCCCAGAAGACCCTGAGGCTTTCGGTACAGGGACCATACCCCGTGAGTGCATAGTCAGTACAGAACGTAAGCCGGGTATACCTAACGCCAAGGCAATAGCGTTGGTGAGGCATATCAGCGGTGATAACAGTAGCGTACACTTTAAGTCATATGAGTCCGGCACTGAGAAATGGATGGGACGTAGTGTGGACTGCATCTGGTTGGATGAGGAACCTGATAGGGAACTTTACTCCCAGAGCGTCACACGTACCCTAGACAGAAGAGGAATGGTTTATCTGACGTTCACCCCAGAGAAGGGCATGACTGAGACTGTAAGTGCGTTCATGAATGATTTGAAACGTGGACAGTCCCTCACAAATGCTACTTGGGATGATGCGTCAGAGGATATAAGAAGTATGTTCGGTAAGCCCGGACATCTGGACCATGATACGATGGAACAGATTCTGGCTGCATACTCACCGCATGAGCGGGAGATGAGGAAGTACGGGAAACCTACGATTGGTTCAGGATTGGTTTTCCCAATACCGGAAGAGAAGTTAACAGTAGATGAGTTCACCATCCCTGATCACTGGCCCCGTATAGCCGGGATAGACTTTGGGTGGGACCATGATACAGCGGTAATTTGGGGAGCGCATGACACAGAAGAAGACATCTTCTACGTATACGATGCATATAACGCAAACAAGAGAAGTCCTGCGGAACATAGCAAAGAGATTCTTAGTCGCCCTAGTTTTATCCCTATTGCTTATCCCCACGATGGTAATAGGCGTGATAGCATGGGTAACCCGGGGCTGGCAGACCAGTATCGGAATCATGGGTGCAATTTTCTACTTGAGCATTTCACTAACCCACCCGCTTTGGGCCAGAAGAAAGGGTCCAATTCCGTGGAAGAAGGCATACAGCAGATGGTTGTATTTATGGAAGAGGGACGGTTTAAAATCTTTAGCAACCTCAGCCATGTATTGCAGGAGTATAGGCAATATCACAGGAAAGAAGGAAAGATCGTAGCAATCAGGGACGACAGTATGAGTGCCATGAGGTACTGCTTTATGAGCAGACGATGGGGAGTGGCAGGTGCAGATGAGACATGGAGTTTCAATTTTGAAAAACCAATACAATACCAGAATATGGGGATAGTGTGATGAATCCAAAAAAAGAACTTGAGCATATTAAAAGGCTTAACAAAGAAGGTGCATTTAAGGAAGGAAGAACTTACAACAGAGATGGATCAGTTGTTGGGAAAGGTCAGAGGCCGAATCATATCGGAACAAAACCTAAGAGAAAAAAGAACCCGTCAAAGTGGGCAAAACCATTACCAGACCTAGAGAAAATTATCAGACAGCAGTCAAGTGGGAATTATTCTAAAACATATCGGGACTAAAGATGAGCGATAAAGTAATAACAGAAGAGAACATCGTAAGCCGGATAGACTCTGAGATAGCAGATGCTCTAGGCTATGGTGACTTGCTCAGTGAGCAACGTGCCAAGGCGATGTCTTACTACTACTCAGAACCATTGGGTAATGAAGTAGACGGTAGAAGCCACTATGTGGACTCTACGGTACAGGACTCAGTTGAGTGGATCAAGCCATCCCTAATGCGTGTGTTCGCTTCTGGTGACGAACTGGTGCAGTTCCAGCCCACTAATATGAACGATGTGGCTGCTGCTGAACAGGCAACAGATTACGTCAACTATGTTCTGCAACGGCAGAACAATGGTTGGGAGATTCTTTACAACTGGTTCACTGATGCCCTCTTGCAGAAGAACGGCATCATCAAGGTATGGTGGGAAGAATCAGAAGGTTGGGATCGTGAGGAATACCATGGCCTGAATGACACTGAGATGGAAGCATTGTTGATAGATGACTTTGTGGAAGTGGTTGAGCATGAAGAATACCCAGCCCCTGATGGATCAGTTCTACATGATGTGATTATCAAGAGAAGCCTTACAGATGGTAAGGTTACTGTTGAGAATGTACCCCCTGAGGAATTCCTTATTAACCGGGAGTCAGAAACCATACAGGATGCAAGGTTTGTTTGCCATCGTGTACGTAAAACCTTATCAGAACTAAGGGAATTATACCCTGATCTTGATGAAGAAGAACTTAAAGGTGGTGATGGTGGACTCAATTATTCAATGGACATTGAGCGTGCAGCACGTTATATGTTTGATGACAGTTCAACTCCATACCCCATTGATAACTCACCCAATGAGGATGCATTAAAGGAATATTGGTTGCATGAATCATTCCTAAGAACAGACTATGATAATGATGGCATAGCAGAATTACGTAAAGTCTGCACCATAGGCAGCACAATACTTTCTAATGAAGAGGTTGATAACATCCCATTCATTAGCATCACACCAATCAAGATACCCCATAAGTTCTTTGGGCTATCTATTGCTGACGTTGTTATGCCACTACAGAACATCAAGAGTTCCATCATGCGGAACCTCTTGGACAATATGTACAACCAGAACTTTGGAAGGTTTGCCGTACTTGAGGGTCAAGCGAATCTGGACGATTTGCTTACAGCACGCCCGGGCGGTATAGTCCGGGTTAAATCCCCCAACGCCGTCACACCTTTGGCTACCCCTTCACTGGAGCCTTATACGTTCCAGATGCTGGAGTACCTTGATGAGATACGTGAGTCCCGTACCGGGGTGAGCCGTACCAGTCAGGGTCTGAGCACAGATGCCCTCACATCCCATACCACGGCCACTGCCGTGAATGCGGTGATGACGGCTGCTCAGAGCCGGGTAGAATTAATTGCAAGACAGTTCGCAGAAACAGGTGTCAAGGAATTGATGTGTACGATCTATGAACTGCTGCTAAAGAATATGGATAGAAAGAAAGTAGTAAAATTACGTGAGGAGTGGGTTGAGGTAGACCCTTCATCATGGTCTGACAAGATGGATGCTACGGTATCTGTCGCATTGGGACACGGCAACAAAGACCAACAGGTTATGCAATTAAATAACTTGGTCCAGATGGCATCCCAACAGGCAGGTTCACCCATGATTACCCCTGAGAATATGTATAACATTACGTCTTCACTATTGAAGGCAATGGGTTATCAGAATGTCAATGACTTCATCACACCACCTGAACAGCAGAAACAACCAGAACCTGATCCAGTGCAACAGGCTACATTGAAAGCGATGGAAGTGGAAGACACTGTGAAGCAGGGTGAGTTGGAAGTTAAGCGCATGAAGGCTGAAAACGAAATCCAAGAAACCAAACTTGACGCACAGTTCAAGATGGTGGAGATGGAGATGGAAGCCGACAGGGATGCCCCGGTGAAGATAGGATAAATCATGTCAAATGAGTTACGTGAAGAACACGCAAAACGGCTGATTAAGGATACTCTGTTTCAGGAATCCTTTGTTACGCTGAAAGATCAACTGATGAATGAGTGGATGCACAGTCAGCATCTGGATGTGGAGCGGAGAGAATCATTATGGCTCTCAGTGAAACTGGTAGATAGATTGAAAGCGCACTTTGAATCAATTGCAGAAACAGGCAAAATGTCTGAATACCTAAAAACACACCCTTACATATAGGATTTAATTATGAACGACAACACAGCGGATAATGCTCCGGCACCCGCACCAGAGTTGGCAGAAGCCATTAATTTGGCACAAGCACAAGAAGCCATCTTAAAGCACTTGGACGCTGACGAAGCGCAACCAATTGCAGATGAAGAGGCAAGCACTACAGAAGAAACAGAATCGCAACCTGTAGAGGACGAAGAAGTTTTGGAGAGTGAGGCAGAAGACGAATCGGAATCGGAAGAGGAAGATGAGTACGAACCAGAAGATAATCGTGAAGAAGAAGGCGCAGATGACGAAGAGGTTTTCATTGTTAAGGTTAACGGTGAAGATACCGAAGTCTCATTTGATGAACTTCTAGAAGGATATTCACGAACATCTGATTACACCCAGAAGACGCAAGGTATAGCGGAAGAACGAAAGGTCATTGAACAAGCCAAAGAGCAATTCAGGTCTGAGTATGGTCAACTGCAAGTCGAACGTCAGCAGTATCAGCAAGCACTTGGACAGTTAGGCGCACAACTTAACGCCGGTATTATGAAGTACCAGAGTGTAGATTGGGCAGCGTTGAAACAGGATGATCCGATTGCATACGTCACTAAGCGTGATGAGTTCCGTGAAGAACAGGAGCGCATTAAGGCGATACAGGGACAGATGCAAGCGGTTAATCAGCAGCAGCAAGCGGATGCAGAAAGAATACATCGTGAATCTGTGGTTGAACAGACGGCCAAACTAGGTCATCTAATTCCAGAATGGAATGATCCTAAGAAACAACCCGAACTAGCAAGGAGCATACGTGAGTATGCACTGGGCGAAGGATACGAAGGAGCAGAGGTTGATGGACTGATTGATGCACGATCAGTTAACGTACTCCTTAAGGCGATGCGGTATGATGCTCTGCAAAAAGCAGATGTCAAAACCAAGAAGGTGCGTAACAAACCCAAGATGGTAAAGCCCGGTGCAAAGAGGGCGAAGACTGATGCAGCAAAAAGGCGTAAAGCCGAACTTTCAAATAAACTCAAGAAGTCAGGCAGCGAAAAGGATGCTGCTAAACTTCTGGAAGAACTCTTATAGGAGAAATTACTATGGCAGTACCCGCAAATACACGGGAAACTTACGATGCGTCGCAGGCTGATGGAAAATCTGCTGGCATCCGTGAAGACCTTTCCAATATCATATATAACATTTCACCGGAGGAAACCCCCTTCATGAGTGGAATTGGCAAATCAACTTGCGACAACACTTACTTTGAGTGGCAAATTGATACGCTTGCCGATCCCACCGCTAACCGGCAGATTGAAGGTGATGATGCTTCCGTGCTGGCCGTCGTTGAGCCTGATCGTGTAGGCAACTATACGCAAATCAGTGCGAAAGCGGTGAGGTCCAGTGGGACGGCTGAGGCTGTCGATTTTGCTGGCCGTAAGTCTACTCAGGCTTACCAGATGGCGAAGCGTGCGAAGGAGTTGAAGTTGGACATGGAGTCCATGCTTCTGGCTGCGAATCAGGCCCCGACTGCTGGTTCGTCCGGCGTTGCCCGTGCCACTGGTTCGGTCGGCAACTGGATCACCACTAATGCTGTGGTTGGTACGGTTGTATCTGAAGACGACATCAAGGAAGTGATGGAACTGTGCTGGGAAGCCGGTGCCAAACCTAAAATCCTGATGTGTGATGGAGTTGTCAAACAGGCTATCTCTGCATTGTCGCAGAGTGTGTCAGAGTTGCGTACCGCAGCGAATGACAAGTCACCGGCATACGTCGTGGCTGCTGTTGACATCTATGTTTCCGATTTCGGAAATCTTCAGATTGTACCTAACCGTCTGATGCCCGCAGAGACTGCGTACTTCTTGGACTATTCGTTCTGGGATATCGCTTACCTGCGACCGTTTATGACGCATGACATTGCACGTACTGGTGACAGTATCGCACAGCAGTTGATTGTTGAGTACGGCCTCCGGGCTAAGAACGAAGCAGCCAACGGTAAAGTTACCGGCTGGGCTCCTGCTCCGTAAATCAATTAGGGGATGGGGACCTACGGGTCCCCTAACCTTTTGGAGAAACAATGAAACTTAAAAAGAAGCATTTCGATAAACAACCGGAAAAGAAAATTAAGGGCAAGAAGATTGACCCTATCAAAGAACTCAAGAGAGCATATGCTAAACCAACCAAAGTTGCAGAGGTAGGTGGAAGAGGATTTGTTTAAATGGGTAAGACTATATTCGACAAGGATGAGCATACGACAACGACTTTTGAAGAGTCGGCAGGTACGTTCACTCTTACTAAGACTCAGGATGCTGAACCAATCCTTAAACAGAATGCGATTGAGAGAAATACCGGCGCAAACAATTCCACTGGGACTGCGCTGGGAAGGAAGGTGGCATCTATACCGTTAGTGGTATGGCAGAACTGGATGAAAGAAACCAATGGTGAGATTCAGAAAGACCCAACACTGCTGGCAAAATATTTAAACGACCCGGACAACGCATTCTTACGAACACACAATAGCAGGGTATAATTATGGCATTTAACTCATACGATGAACTGAAGACCAGCATAGCAAACTGGGCTGACCGGGATGATCTAACAGCGTTTATTCCTGATTTCATTGCGTTAGCAGAGGCACGGTTCAACCGTGAGTTACGACTGCGTTCAATGGAGCAGAAGCAGGTTGCCAATACTGTGGGTGGACAATCTAACTACGAACTGCCTGTGAACTATTTACAGATGCGTGAATTTAGATTGAACCTGAATCCAACGGTATCACTAACCTATGTCTCACCTGAGATATTTGAGGCATGGAATCTTGGATCAGGACAACCAAAGTTTTACACAATCATAGCGAATGAGATTAGGGTTGGACCTACACCTGCTGGCGTATATGAAATGGAGATGTTGTTCTGGAGAAAGTTCCCGAACCTTACCTCCACCGTGGCATCTAACTGGATGCTGCTTAACTCACCTGATGTGTACCTGTATGGGGCGCTGATGGAGATGGAACCATTCATCCAGAATGACGCAAGGACTGCACTATGGATGGCTGGTTACCAGAGAGCAATAGAAACCCTGCAACTACAGGATGACAAAGACAGGCATAGTGGTTCAGCATTGACGGTACAGTCTTGATGCACATTCCTGATTGGGGACAATGGCCTGAGATATGGGCGATCCAACAGACCGACGTAACGACACCGGGGCCTAAGTACCCCTTTCCGTGGTTGACTGACTACCGCTCATGGGTGCCAGATGTTCTGGACACAGGATTTGTCTGGACCACAGAAGGCAATATCATAGATGAAGACATCATGATGACGATAAACAAATTAACAGATGGTGCTGTACAGGTTGACTTGTGGAATCCAGCACCCAAAGGAGATAGGACGATATGGCACGATGTAATCTATCCGAAGTAAATTTCTCAAGCACGTATCATACCGTCTGCACCGACGCATTTGGTGATAAGAAGTGGGAAGAAACTACAAAGAACCTAGTGGTAGATGAGGGTATCATGCACCTGATGGAGCGTGGTTTCAATGTTGAAACCGTAACTCCAGAGGAGTGGTGGGTAGGACTGTTCATCTCAGGAACCGCACAAAGCACAGATACGATGCAATCGCATCCCGACTGGCATGAGTTCCTTGGGGTAACTTCTATCTTCCGTGGGCCTATAGCATTCTCACCAAAAGAAGAGCAGACAGCATCTGAGGCAATGGTAGGTGGACCATCCCAGATTGTCATAGCAACCGCTGGAACAATCTCCGGCGCATTCCTGACTACAGGCAAGGACCGTGGAGGGAGTGAAGGACTCCTGTACGGAGTCACACCTTTTAGTGAACAACGGTATGTTGTTGTTGGTGACGCAATACAAGTAACAATCACATTGGGAGGCAATGGATAATGGCAAAGCCAACAATTAACATAAATATGCCCATTGATGCTGAAGAGATTGGGCAAGGTGCGCAGCGCATCAGAGAGACAAGAAAGGCAATATACGAAATATTACCTATCAACCCGGAAGACCTTAACTACAACGTAGAGGGCAACTGGTGGCCTGCTGGATCACTTACAGGTGGCATGGACCCAGAGGTGGTTGATGAGACTAAGCCTCCCTATTCTGGAATGCAGGATAGGGCATTCCTTATTGGGGATAACGCCCTACAGTTTGATTACACAATTCCTAACGGAAAGAATGCCATCACACCGGGGCCTCTCACCATAGGTGATGTCACCGTAACAGTGCCTGAGAACTCCACATGGACTATTGTGGGTGAGGAAGACATTGGGGTACAGTACCTCCGTGATCTTGCTGACGTTGAAGCAGGTGCATCTGTAACAGATCAAGACGCATTGCTTTGGCAGAACGATACCCAGATGTGGAAGCCGGGTCCAGCACCAGTGGGTCCACCGGGACCACCGGGACCGGGATTCAATTTTGAAGGAACCGTACCAACCAAGGAGGATATCCCGGGTTGGCCTGATTCCTATAACGGAAAGGTTGGTGACGTTTATGTCACTGAAGATAGTGATCATATCTGGGCATGGTCCGGTGATGAATGGTATGACGTTGGACCTATGGGTCAGAAGGGTAAGGGTTGGACAGGAGGCTCTTACGACAGTGCTACAGGTATCACAACCTTTACCTCTGATGATGGACTAGGATTCTCTACCACCGATATACGTGGTGCAAAGGGTGATCCGGGTGCTCCATTCGATCCGTCTGGAAATTACACAGTAAATGGCACATGGAACTTCACAAATGCAGGCAACACCTTTAAGGGTGATGGCTCTGGCCTTACCAATCTTCCAGATAACAGCAAGACATACGACATTGGAGTATCAGGAACTGATATTGTTTTAAATGACAGTGATGGTGGGACCTCCACGGTACTAATGGATGGCGGGAGTGGAATCACCATTTCCAACCTTGCTGGTCAGGGTCTAAGGATTTCCTCTGATGGCATGGACCTCTCCAATACCCAGCCATGGACCTACGGCCAGTACAACGCTCAGGCAGCGGACGCTGCTAAGGCTGGCTCAGGTATTAGCACCAGATATTCATGGGATGCACAGCAGAAGCCTGTCATGTCCCTGTCTGACAACAGCGCACCGACCTATATCGCATCACCCTACGCCCCAACAGTGAACGGGATGTTCATCTCCATCACTTGGGTGTCCTATGGGGGCGGTCAGGTATGGACGTTGAGCGATGACTTTGATAGCAAGTTAGGACCGCCAGAGGATACTGGTGAGAACGTAACCAGAGTATTCCATTCACGATTCGGCAAATGGTGTGATGTAGCGTAATGCAACAAGTAAAAGCACAACATACTTCTAGTGGCTCCGGCTATGAGATTGGGCAGTCGTTGCTGATAGAGGAAGGCTGCAGTCTAAAGCAGTTCCCTAACAAGAATAGTACGTCCAGAAAGCAGTGGACTTTCAGTACATGGCTCAAACTTAACAATCCTGATGATAACAAAAACAAATACCTCATTACGGGGAATAAAGTGTCTACAGGAATTGAGCGGGATCAGAACCACACAGAGATAGCCTATTGGGATGACGGCGATGGAGTGCAACTTTTCTTTAATCAGAGAACTAACAATGAATTTGCTGGAAACATAACTTATGAAGGTCGTCTGGTAGATCAGAGTGCGTGGTATCACATTCATGGCATATATGATTCTCCAAATGCTAATGCAGATGACAGGTTTAGGTTATACCTAAATGGTGTTCGACTTCAGGCTATTGGGGGTAACTCAGAAATATCTCAGAATGCTGACAGTTGGATGATGTTCGATGGTGGGACCACGAATGTCGGAGGTGATTGGTTTTCCTCAACTAGGGAGGCTAAAGGGTATCATGCAGAAACACACTTCATTGATGGGCAAACATTAGGCCCGGAACAGTTCGCACTGACAGACTCCAACGGAGCCTACAACCCCACCCCCTACACCGGGACATACGGAACCACCGGATTCTATCTTCCGTTTGAGGCATCAGACATTGGCGCAGACAAGTCAGGAAATGACAACGATTTCACACCAGATGGATTCACCTCAGAGTCCGTGGTTGCTGACAGTCCGACGAACAACTACTCCGTATGGATGCCTTTCCCTGCTTGGTTTACTTCTGCTAATGACCTCCCAAATTATTCAGCCAGTAATGGCAACAAGTCGATTCAACAATCTGGAGCAGGTGAGCAGGGAGCGTATATCGAAAGCATACAGTTAAGCACCGGAAAGTTTTGGAGGGCGTGGCATATTGATACCTACGAATCTAACGGAAGTTACGATTATATGTATGTTGGATTCGCAAGCACAGGAGCAGATTACAGATTACAGGATAAAGGAATCTGCGTTAATAATACTAGCGGAGTCGTTAAGTTTTGGGATGGAGCAGCACCCAATGTCAATGTTCCATCGCTTACCTATGGTCAAGGCGATACCATCGGATTTGCCGTAGACCTAGATGCAGGTATTGTTGGGATATACAAGAATGGATCACTGGAATACACTTCTGATCCTTCATCGTGGGTTCCGACAAGTGATGCGATTGTATTTGGGCTTGAATTCTATACACCAACCGCTACCATGAAAGCCACAATATCAGATGAGGGGGCACCTGATGGATACCTTCCAGTCTGCACCCAGAATCTCCCAGACGCTCTGGTCAACCCGAAGAAGAACTTCAAGGCTGTGACGTACTCAGGGAATAGCGGTACACAGTCGATCACAGCAGGAATGCAGCCCGCCATGACATGGATAAAGGGGATGACTGACAATCCAAATCATAGGTTGACAGATTCTATTAGGGGGGCTACTAAAAGTCTTTCCTCAAATGACACAAATCCAGAAGCGACAGAGCCAGATGGATTGATAAGTTTCAATGCAGATGGATTTAGTGTGGGCCCAGAAGGGGGGTATAACAAACAGGGGGAATCATTTGTCTCTTGGAACTTCCGTGGAGGGGATACAGTAACCAACAACGACGGCAGTATCCCATCGGAAGTCAGTGCCAACAAGGACATGGGATTCAGCGTGGTTAAGTGGACTCAGAATCTACAGCAACTTTACACAATTGGGCATGGCCTTGGGAAGATTCCAGACCTAATCATAACCAAGAAGTTGAATGACCCCCAGAGATGGGAAGTTTACAGCACCCCCACTGGAGTTGATAACGGATTAGTTTTGAATGAAGCAGCAGCATCAGCAACCATGAATACATGGGGATCATTCCAACCCACTGACAAACTGTTCATGTTCACCCAGACACCGGGAGACTACATCGCCTACTGCTTCACCAACACTGAGATGCTTCAAGTGGGGTCGTATCAGGGGAACAACAGTGTTGAGGGTCCATTTATTCCATTGCCGTTCAAGCCTGCATTTTTCATGGTGAAGAGAATAGATTCTGACGCTAATTGGTTGGTTATGGATAGTGCTAGAGATGAATACAATTATGTGGATAAGTACCTATATCCAGATAATGATTTTGCAGAAAGTATTAGCCCTAGATGTGATTTTCTATCCAACGGAATCAAAATTATAACCGAATCAATTGCGATGAACAACGCTTCGGGGAGTTATATGTACCTAGCAATCGCAGAACAACCTTTCAAACACGCAAGAGGACGATAATATGTGGTATTCAGAAGAACTGGGGACGTTCTCTACAGCACGACCCTTCAAATACAACGGGACATCATACCCCGCAACAGCCTTCAAGAACCCAGAGGTGCTGAAGGATGCAACCATCTACCCGCTACGGGTGGAGAAGGTGGACACCAAGTATTACACGCAGGGGGCTATGACCAGAACCTTTGATGGGTCCATGTGGGTAGAGTCCTATGAGGCTGTGCCTAAGGACTTTGAAGTGCTTCAGAAGGAACTGGTGAGGTATTACCTCAACCTGCTAGACACCACGCTAGCACGCACTGACAAGTTCCTGACACGCTCTGATGAGATGGCTCAGTGGTTCAGTAAGTGGACTATCAACCCTGCGCTGCAACAGTGGAGGGATGGCATATATCTGCTCTTCAATGTCAGGATGAACAGCATCACTGAGGCAGTCACCTTTGAGGGTCTGGTCCTTGCAGATGAGCAGACTTTTGATATTCCAGATCAGCCAGAACCATACGAAGTGGAGACAGAATAATGGCATACGAAGAAGCAACCTACATCAACCAACTTGATAAAAATCTGCCGAAGGGTAGTGATTCTGTATCAGAAGGCGACATACATTTAAGGACTATCAAAGAAGTCCTGAAGAATAGTTTTCCTAACGTAGACATACCTGTCAACGCTATCCACACTGGAGAAACTGAACCCACCCTGCATTCAGCGGGTACGGTATGGTTTGACACATCCAGCGGTCTTATAAAGATGCGGGATAAGACAGACAGTGAGTGGTTGAACATGGCTCATGGTGAGGCAGGTGGGTTAGGTTCCATTCTCAAGATGGATTGGATCACTTGGAGTGGAATTACACTAAGGAATAGTTCCATGGAGTTGATCAAAGACTTTACTATCACACCACTATCCCCAACCTCAACCTTTATCTTCTCTATGACAGGGTACGCATCATCATGGGGGTACTCCGCTGCTCAGACAACGTATGTGCAATTTAAAGATGACACCTCAGGCGTGGAGATTAGCGCAGAGAAGCCAGTTGTTGGATACCAACACGTTGATGATGGTGGAAACTTTGAGATCAAGTGTGCATTCTCAACCAAGGACAGATACCCCAACCACCCTGCCGGACCTTTTGAGTTAGGACTATACGCAAGATGCGCTGATGGTAGTAATGGCGGTTACGAATTAGAAGGCATTACAATTGAAGTGCTTGAGATAGAATAATGCCCTTGCTTCCTGTCGAAAATGTAGGCGCAGGTGGGATCATATCTGACTTCAAGCCATACCAACTACAGCCTAACCAGTGGTCAAGTGGGCGTAATGTAGAATTCACTGATGGTTCCATATCTAAGATAGAGGGATATCGTGAGGTTATGGAGACTTGCCCTATCGAACCTTGGCACCTTGGTGTTTATCAGGACTTTGATTTAAGTGGCAAGCAGGCACGTGATGGATTCTATTGGATTGCCTTTGGGATGGAAGAGATATATGTGTATAACACAAGTAAAGACCCGAAGTGGAACAATGTAACAAGGGACGGGGGATACAATACTGAGGAAGGTTCTAACTGGAAGGTGGAGCAATCTGGTGCGCTTTTGATTGCTACCAATGGTATTGATACTCCACAGATTTGGCCTCTGGATGAAGATAACAAGGTTAGTGTTGATAACAAGTTTGAGGATATGCCATCATGGGTGAATCATAACACTCCGAACGAAGTCGATATCACCTGTCAGTCCTTGTCTGGGTTTAAGAACCACATCATCGCTACCAACATACTTAGAACTTTGGATAACAGTCCTGTCAACCAGATACAGGACCGTATGATCAAGTGGTCAACGCAGCATGGGCACTACGCTGAACCTAGCACATGGGATGTTACTGACAAGGATCAGGATGCCGGTGAATACGAACTCCTAGATACACCCGGGCCTATCGTGGATACCCTGCCTATGGGTGAAGTGTTCATGATCTACAAGACCGATAGTATCTACATGATGAGTTATGTTGGTACTCCTTATATATTCTCATTCAAGGCATTGGACCCGGATACCGGCATCATATCAAAGGGTGCGGTTACTGAGTTTCCCGGTGGGCACTTCCTTGTTTCTTTTGCTGACTGCTATGTCAACAATGGGCAACAGGTTACGCCTATTCTGACCGGCAAGGTACGGGATGAGTTGTTCAACAACTTGAATGGCAATCACTATGACCGCATATTCTGCGTCACTCAACCTCATTACAATGAGATATGGGTGTGCTACCCAACGTCAGATAATGACTACTGTGATCGTGCTATGGTATGGAACTACAAGGATAACACCTTCACCTTCCGTGATCTGCCTAACATCACAGACGCTAAACTTGGCGTGGCAGCGGTAAGGGCCAGCACAGAACAGAGTCTATCTTGGGATGATATTGATCCAAACCCATCAGTACCTGATGTCCCTTGGGATTCATTAACCACTATGAAGTGGGGAACTGTCATGTACGATAATGTGGTAACCAACTTGGTTATGGCATCACCTGAGAATATAAAATTGTTTAGGGATAGGGCGGGACAATTAAATGATGTTGATGTTATGTATGCGTTTGTAGAGCGCACAGGCATAGACCTTGGCGACCCTTCAGCGGTCAAGCAACTGAGAGCGGTATGGCCTAAGATCGAAACCAGTGGCAAGTCTATTCCAATGAAGGTGTACACAGGGTACCAGATGGCAACAGACAAGCCTGTGACATGGGAAGGACCGGTTACGTTTGACCCGGATACACAGTCTAAGATATCTGTACGGGCAACCGGGAAGTTCTTAGGCATTAGGTTTGAAAGCCAGTCTGATACCAGTTGGACAATCTCAGGATTAGAACTGGAGTATGAGAACTCAGGGAGAAGGGGATCAAGGAACTATGCGTAGTTTAGACAAACGTCGCTCTGATTACTTCACTCCTGACGTACCGCCAGACAAACCAGAAGACTTACCAACATGGTTGTTTACTCAACTAAAGAATATGTCTGATGCTGTGTTTAATATTAACTCATTACACACTGAGAGGTTGTACTCTCTACCACCTAGATACAAACCTAGAGAGGGAGATATCATCTTGGCTGCTGGTGGAGTAGTAGGTGTGTCTGATGGATTGTATTACTTCAATGGAATTGATTGGGTATTCATAGCATGAGAGAAAGATTTGAACATGAAGGACAGGAGTTCTACATAGTATTAGTGGAACCAGAGGATGTAGATGAGGTCTGGCCCTTTGTACGTGAAGGGGTATTAAAAGCGATGACGCACTCTGATAGCGTGATGCAGGGGGATGACTTCTACCCAGAGTTAATAAACGGTAAGAGCAGGCTATGGGCATT